ATGAATAAGGAATTTTCTCTGTCCAGGCCAACATTTAAACGCACACTACGGCGGATTAGTATAATCAGCGTGCTGCTTACAATGACATTGATCTGGCTATTAATTTGCGTTGCGTCTGTCCTTACGCTCAAACAGTATGCGCAAAAGAATCTCGATTTGACCGCCGCCACAATGGCCCATAGCCTTGAAGCGGCACTGGTATTTTCCGATAACGCGGCCGCAGCGGAAACGCTCGCCACACTGGGACGCCAGGGACAATTTTCAGCGGCGGAGGTCCGCGATAAAAATGGCCGTACTATCGCCTCATGGCGCTATGATGCGCGAGCCGCAGACGATAAGCTCATTGGCTTAATTAGCCACTGGCTTTTTCCATTGCCGGTATCACAACCCGTCTGGCACAACGGCAGGGCCATCGGCGAAGTACGGCTTGTCGCCCGCGACAGCCTTATTGGTCATTTTATCTGGCTATCGCTGGCAGTGCTGACAGGATGTATTCTGCTGGCATCCGGCATTGCCCTGCTGCTCACGCGTTATTTACACAATGGCGTTGTGGATGCGCTGCAAAATATTACTGAAGTTGTACACGACGTTCGCACTAACCGAAATTTTTCACGCCGGGTACCTGATGAGCGTATTGCGGAATTTCACCTGTTTGCGCAGGATTTCAATAGCCTTCTGGATGAGATGGAAGAATGGCAGCTACGGCTTCAGGCTAAAAATGCCCAGTTACTACGTACCGCGTTGCACGATCCGCTGACGGGGCTTGCCAATCGCGCGGCATTTCGCAGCTGTATTAACGCGCTGATGAAGGACAATTCCGCTCGTAGCAGTTCGGCATTGTTATTTCTGGATGGCGATAACTTTAAATATATTAATGATACCTGGGGACATGCGGCAGGCGACCGCGTACTTATAGAGGTTGCCAAAAGATTAGCGGAATTCGGTGGTAGCCGTTATCAGACTTACCGACTCGGCGGCGATGAATTTGCGATGGTGCTTTACGATGTACATTCGGAATATGAAGTACAACGTATTTGCGCAGCGCTATCCCAGGCGTTTAATCGACCTTTTGAACTGCATAACGGCCAGCGAATAACGATGACCCTGAGTATTGGCTTTGCGCTGACATGGGAACATGCCACTGCCGAAAAACTACAAGAACTGGCCGATCGAAATATGTATCAGGCTAAACACCGGCGTGCGGAGCGCTCGCTAAACTAAGGAACGGGCCTGGCCGTTTCTGACTCAGCGTTGAGACCACTGACCCAGCCTAATCATGCAACCATCTATGGCGTGGAGCAAACCCATAAAAAAGGGGCCAGCGTAATGCCAGCCCCTTCTTTTCTACAAGCTTTCGGATGTTGCGAAAGCGCGTTCTTAGTTAAGACGCTCCTATTAACATACCTTAACAAACAATCACTTACCATATAAAACAACTAGTTAAAGTAATTTTTAATGCAATGAATTGCAGTGTTATGCAACCTCTGCCGCCATATTGTCGCCAACATACAGCGATAACGGATTGAGAGTTACAGCTTGTTCAAGGTGGTCAGGAGCAAAGTGCGCATACTTCATTGTTTCTCGAATATTGGCGTGTCCGAGAATTTTCTGTAACACCAGTATATTTCCGCCGTTCATCATAAAATGCGCACCAAAAGTATGACGCAAAACGTGAGTCTTCTGCCCTTCCGTCAGCTCAATGTTCGTTAGTTTGAGCATCTTCTTGAACTCCTGATAGCAGGGCTTAAACATTCTGCCCTGACGTTCGGATAACTCGTCGTAAAGCCATTTAGGAATCGGAACCGTGCGATTCTTCTTACCTTTGGTTTTGGTGAAGGTCAGCTTGTATGGAGAAAGTTGGGGGCGTGTAAGTCTCTCTGCTTCTCCCCATCGTGCGCCAGTAGCTAGGCACACCTTAACAATCATCGTAAGATTTTCTTTGCCATATTGTTCACAGGCTCGGAACAGCTCCGCGAGTTGAGACAAAGTTAGCCACGACATTTCTTTCTCAGCTTCTTTGAATACGCGAATCCCGTCCAGTGGATTGGGTAAACTCCACTCTCCTAATCGTCGCAGTTCATTGAACACCGCTTCGAGGTATTGCTGCTCGCGATTGACTGTTATAGGTTTGGCGATCCACTTCGCCGGGTCTTTGTGATAGCCGTTGTCTATTTCGCCACGTAATCGACGGTCGCGGTAATGAGCCCAATCTTTAGCGGTAAGACGAGATGCAATAGGGTCGCCCAACCCGTTACATACAATTTGAAGCTTAGCTAACCGCGACTTACTGGCGACTAACGCTTGACCGTGCAAATTGTGCCAAAGCTGAATAATTTCGCTTAAGCGTCGGCGGTCTTCTTTCTTGCCGAGCCACGGCTTATCTTCACTCTCGCTTTTGGTAAATGCTTCGAATGCCTCGGCCTCACCTTTGGTATTGAATTGCCGACGTATACGCCGCCCTTCTCGACCATTTGGATAGAGTTCACATAACCATTTGCCACTTTTTTGTTTACTTACAGTCATTGCGATACCGAGGCTAAAAGAGAATTAATTACAAAGGGCTGTAGCGGCATCAATCACCGGTGAAATGGAAATTTTAACACCGTCATAATCAGGGTCATCCTTCCATACGTCATCTAAGTTAGATCCTTCCATCTTTCCTGACTTAACAGCATCAACAGCCATGCCATTCAATGGATATCTGTCATCAGTTTTAATGTCGTACACAAAAGCATAAGCACGGTTAACACATGATACTTTCGCCTTTTCAAAGGTTAGAGGCCACTTATCGCCATAGGTAGATCCGTCTATCTCTTTGGTTTTTTCAGCAGCAGCGACACCAAACGAAAGAGTAAGAAGCAGAGTTAAAAAAAGTTTACGTTTCATAAGTTCCCTTATACATGTTTTTCCAGAGTGAATATCACAGCCCCAGCAGGCGTAATGTCTGTAATGTTGCATTCAAATTCAGCAGACTTATTCGATAGTCTAACTTTCCCACCCGGCAATCTGATTACGTCAAAAACATCAAGAGCACCATCAATACCAATAAGCCAGCGGCCATTTCCTATTTTTGAGCTGGAGCAGTCGACAAGCCAAGATACACTCACGCCATCAATAAACACTAAATCATCAGTGTTTGCCGGAACCATAGAGACATCAGGAGTCCAATGCCCGATATCTTTGAGCTCGCCAGCTTCAAGGCGGCATTTCCTGATGGTTAAAGCATTAGACGGTTCCCCATCTTTGCTGTTACGCATCTGGCCTTTTCCCGTAGACAACCATCCTAACGAAACACCAGTATCGAGGGCGCAGGTCACAACCACGTCACCAGGGAAAAAATCGCGTCTAACCCAAGTACTTATAGTGCCAGAAGATATGCCTAATAAATCCCCAAGCTCTTTTTGCATCGTAAAACCATAGGCATCGAGGATGCGACGCAATACCGCCCTTCCTCCATTTGCCATGATTTCATCATAGAGTTGCTTACCTTTGAGATTTACTTGACCCACATCCAACTTTGCATTTGCAAGCTCACCATTAACAAGCCAGCGCAAGTCAGCCCCTGTATCAAGAGCGCACTCAACGAAAACGTTGCTTGGAATTACGTTTCTTGCAAGCCAACTACTTACGTTATTTGCATGGATACCGAGCCTTTCAGCGAGTTCCTTTTGCTGCTTAAAGCCGTATGCAGAAAGGACTCTCTCCAGAGCAGCTGGAGCGTCAACATCATTTTTCGCCATATCACACCAACAAAAATTTTGTTTACAACAAAAATTTAGCGATCTATATTGGTGCTCATCGACCAAGATGCACACCACTGCACTACATTTCAAACAACAGGAGATAATGCGATATGTCAGATGCAAAATCAATCCCGCTGCATGACGCACAAAACTTACAAAATCAAACTGTATTGCTAGACGCTGGTCAGTTCAACGCGCTTGTAACCATGATGCAGCTATCCATGCAAAACATGATTCGTACAGCGATGTTAGACACCATGTCAGTAAAAGACTTCGCCGCCGCCCGTGGCGTTAGCGAGCGTCTGGTCTGGCAATGGATTGATGAGGGCGTCCTTCTCAAAGCTCCCACCAAAGATGTTACCAGCAAAGAAAAAGCCGCTAAGCGTAGCCGCACCCTTATCAACGTCAAAGCATGGCGTGACAAACTGACCCAGCAAGCTATCGATTGCCGTTATATCAACTAACAGTCATCGCTTAACTGAACTTGATTTTGCAAGTTAAAGGGAGTTACAGCATGTTAGATTTTCGTGTTTCGTCACATGCGCACTTTGACGAGGCCTGCAGAAAATTCGCAGCTACTCATAACGTGAAAGAACTAGCGAATAAAGCCGCAATCAAGCCGCATACGCTTTACAACAAACTCAACCCAGAACAGCCGCACCAGTTAACGCCGCGTGAAATCTGGACGCTGACGGACCTGACCGAAGACTCGACCCTCGTCGATGGTTTTCTGGCGCAGATCCATTGTCTGCCATGCGTACCGGTCAACGAGCTGGCAAAAGAGAAACTGCAATCCTACGTCATGCACGCAATGAGTGAACTTGGCGAACTGGCAAGCGGTGCAGTTTCCGGCGACCGCCTCACGCCAGCCAAAAAACAAAACATGATTGCTAGCGTAAATGCGGGGATTCGCATGTTGTCATTATCGGCAATGGCGCTGCATGCACGTCTGCAGACTAATCCCGCTATGTCGAGCGTAGTCGATACTATGAGCGGTATTGGCGCATCGTTTGGTCTGATTTGAGGTGCGCATGCTGAAAAGTGAACCGTCATTCGCGTCTCTGCTCGTTAAGCAAAGCCCCGGCATGCATTACGGCCACGGCTGGATCGCAGGTAAGGACGGCAAGCGCTGGCACCCTTGCCGCTCACAGGATGATTTACTGGCTGACCTGTCCACCAAAAAACAGGGGAAATCATGGCTATCGAAGCTGTTTCCGAGACTGTTCCGCTAAAGGCGGGTGAACGTCTGGCTGGTCTCAATCATGTGGCTGAATTGCGCGCGAGATATTGGGGCGATAGCTGGAAAGAGGTTGAGCGCTTTGTCGATGATATGCGCGATAAACGTGACTCACAATTTGAAGAAAATAATCGGGCGCTGGCCGCTATTTTCTTTTTGGCAAAAATACCGGCGGCTCGTCATGAGCTCGAATTAAGTGAGCTGACTACTGACGAGAAAAAGGCGCTTATTACAGCGATGAATCATTTTCGTGCAGTGGTGAGTTTATTTCCCAAACGGCTAACCATGCCGAATTAATCAAAACAGAAATTTAATGGCGTAAACCCGCCGGGCTTCTTATTGCCCGAAATCAGGAGAGTTAATTATGCGTAATACCGAAATCCGTAGTTTTAACACTGATAGTGATGCGCTGGCCGTATTGCTGATCGATGCAAAAAAAGAAGAGCGTAAAGACCGCGCGCTCGCTGTTTCCATCCGCCTTGAGGCGCTGGCTATCCATATCACCAAAGAGGGTATGAGCGGCACCGAAGCTGCCGAACTGCTGCGTCGTGAAGCAACCCGCTTTGAGAATGAATCACAGGAGCTGCACTAATGGCCGACGCAATAGATTTAGCACAACAGCGCGAGCAGGAAGACCGCGAGCGCCACATCAGCAACGCGCGCAGCCGTATCGCTGCGCCTTCCCGTTTTCTTTGCGAAGAATGTGACGCACCAATCCCGGAAGCTCGCCGCGCTGCGATTCCGGGCGTGGCTTTTTGCGTGACCTGCCAGCAAATCGCCGAACTTAAATTAAAACACTATCGGGGTGCGATATGACTACCAGACCACTAAGCCAGCTCAAGAAAGCGGCACGTATTTGGGATAAAGCCCATCGAGGCATCGCGGCGTTTTGGCTGCGTCAGCATGCCACATCCAAACAGGGTGAATATCACCCGAAAGAATCGAAGCTACAAATTTTGAAAAAACTTCGGGAACAGCAAAAAGCTCAGTCGACATCGGTAAATGCTGGGGATTTCCAGAGCGATAAAACTCAACAGTCCGCCGAGTACAGCGAGCCGACACATGAATATCTGTCGATAGTTCTTCCCAGGTCTGCCAGTCATCCAGTTGAGATACTGGGGTATCCAAATAACGTCGATTTAAAATTTGTAAGGCGTGCCGAACATGTGTTGACCATTCTTCGCGTGGTTTCCAGCTATGTGGACAATTCCACTCAATTTTCCGACCTAGCTCATGCCGACCAGCTATTGAAAGAGGTAGCCGGTCTGCTATGTGGCATTGAGTCTCAGAAAGAAAAGCATCGCAAATGCCCAGCATGTCGGATGCGGAAATGATCTTCATTGGTTCTTTCGTAGCTTCGAAAGCTGTCACCTCTGTAATCAAATCAACATAGCGGCGTTGGGTGGGATCTTCTTCAGTGAATAAAGTCATAGACACACCTGTCTCAGCAAAGGCTATGGGTGAGATTGATTATGCCTTTGTATGGAATTTTCCAAAACAGGCAATAGCCAGCCCATATCTTACCTATGACCAACAACATCGCCGCGACCGTATGCTCGCGGCTTTGCTGCATGCGAGAAAGGTGCTTTCTCTCCAGCCTGAATGCGTGCGTTTTGATGTTTATCGCACCGCTGCTGTGCTGGAGAAAAATCAGGGCAGTCAACGAGCCAATGCCTTTTTAATAAGTTTCTGCAAAAGGGTATTGCCACGTCTTGAACTGGTCGCAAAAAAATACGAGTGCGCGGGTATCAACAGCAATGTATCAGCCGCTGTTTTTGGCAGTCATTTTGATACTGAACTTATGCAATATCTGGCGTCACGCATGGTCAATATGGTTGCCAGATATAACCGACTCCCGGACATGTCACGCGCCGATATCGACCTTTTGGCCGCTGATATCGCGAATTTCATTCGCGCTGAACTAGCTGACATTGATGACACCGGATTTAGCGAGCTTAAAACGCTGTACACCTGGTACATGCGCGCCGGTTTTATTTCTCTGCAATTCAATGTTACCCCTCCGCATTGGGAGCGAGTGACAAAGAAATATGTCGGAGAAGATGAAATCGCCCCGGCCATCGCTCGCATGTTTAACGATGTGTGGTGGCGTGGTCGTCTGCGTCGCATTGCGGCTGCATGGCGCGAACATCTGCAAATTACTGTCGGTAACGTCAGTAAGAAAAAGCATGCCTATGCGAGTAAAAACTGCGTGACTGACTGGCGTGAACAAAAGCGCCGCACTCGTGAATTTCTCAAAGGTCTGGATCTCGAAGACGAAGACGGCAACCGTATCAGCCTGATTGAAAAATTTGACGGCTCGGTCGCTAACCCTGCGATACGCCGCTGCGAGCTGATGACCCGCATCCGTGGGTTTGAAAATATCTGCAATGAACTCGGATACGTCGGAGAGTTTTACACCCTGACCGCACCGTCTAAATATCATGCCACGACTAAAGCGGGATACCGTAACAGCAAATGGAACGGCGCCAGCCCGTCGGACACGCAGAACTACCTAACCGGCCTTTGGGCGCGCATTCGTGCCAAGCTACATCGGGAAGAAATTCGCATTTTCGGCATACGTGTTGCCGAGCCTCATCACGACGGAACGCCGCATTGGCACATGCTTATGTTCATGTTGCCAGAAGACGTCGAGCGCGTGCGCCTCATCATCCGCGATTATGCATGGGAGGAAGACCGCCACGAACTTAAAAGTGATAAGGCTAAAAAAGCCCGCTTTCATGCTGAGGCTATCGACCCGGAGAAAGGCAGTGCTACCGGCTATGTCGCGAAATACATTTCTAAAAACATCGACGGTTATGCTCTCGATGGTGAAACCGATGACGAAAGCGGTGAGCTGCTGAAAGAGACAGCCCCCGCTGTATCAGCATGGGCGGCGCGCTGGCACATCCGTCAGTTTCAGTTTATCGGCGGTGCGCCGGTGACGGTCTACCGTGAATTGCGTCGTCTCGCTGATACCGAGGCCGCGCACGGTCTGAGCGTTGAGTTTGCCGCCGTCCATGATGCCGCTGACGCCGGTGACTGGGCTGGTTACGTTAATGCGCAGGGTGGGCCGTTTGTCCGTCGCGATGATTTGCAGGTGCGCACACTGTATGAACCGCGCACCGAGTTTAATCAGTATGGTGAGGAAACCGTCTGCATTCGTGGCGTATACGATTCCGCTATTGGTGCTGGCACTCCGATTTTAACCCGGCTAACGCAGTGGAAAATTGTGCCGAAGCGTGCCGTTGATTTGGCCGTTGACGTTAAGGGCGCTCCTGCGCCCTCTCGGACAGCAACGCGGTATGTGCTAAAGCTTGATGACTGGATCAAAGACAACAAGAAGTTAGCGGAAACTATCGGCATCATCGCCGGTGGTGCACTGGCTCTGATTGGTATCATCGGCGGTATTGGCCTCGTTGCGTGGCCGGTTGTTATGGGGATTAACGCCATTATCGCTGCTGCTGGCGTGCTGGGTACGGTCTTTACTGTCACCGGTGGTGCCATTGTGACCGCACTCGGCGCGATTACCTGGCCGATTGTCGCAGTGGGGGCGGCGGTTGTGGCCGGGGCTCTACTCATCCGTAAATATTGGGAGCCCATCAGCGCATTTTTCTCGGGGGTGATTGAGGGCATCATGAGCGCCTTTGCCCCTGTCGGGGAAATGTTCGCTCCACTGGCTCCCATTTTTGATGGTCTCGGCGAGAAACTGCGCGGCGTCTGGCAGTGGTTTAAAGACCTGATAGCACCGGTCAAGGCCACGCAGGAAACGCTTGATAGCTGCAAAAATGTCGGCGTCATATTTGGTCAGGCGCTAGCCGATGCGCTGATGTTGCCTCTGAATATTTTCAATAAGCTGCGTGGTGGCCTCGATTTAATTCTCGAAAAACTAGGCCTCGTTAAAAAAGAATCGAGCAGCATTGATAAGGAAACAGCGCAAGTGCCGCCGGTTGGTCAGGGTGGAGGGTATATTCCGACGACCAGCTCGCTTGGTGGGTATCGGGCTTATCAGCCCGTCACGGCTCCCGCTGGTCGTACCTACATTGACCAAAGCAGCCCAACCTATCAAATCACCCTGCTGGGTGGTGGAGCTCCAGGCGGTCAGTTGGGTAATCAGTTGCAGGATGCGTTAGAAAAGTATGAACGCGACAAGCGAGCCAAAGCCCGCGCCAGCATGATGCACGATTGAGGAGACACTGATTATGATGCTTGCACTTGGAATGTTCGTGTTTGAACGCCGCACCCTGCCTTATCAGTCGATGCAACACTCGAAGGATTACCGCTGGGTGTCTAATGACAGGGTTGGTAAACCTCCCGCTTATCAGTTTCTCGGTGAGGGGGAGACCTCAATTCAGCTTGCCGGTACGCTTTATCCTGCCATTACCGGTGGGCGTATATCACTGAGGGCTGTTGAACTAATGGCCGACGAGGGCAGAGCGTGGCCGCTGATTGAGGGTACCGGCAATATCCTCGGGATGTATATCGTCGATAAAGTCTCGACTACACACACTGAATTTTTCAGTGATGGCGCGGCCAGAAAGATTGATTTCACACTTTCGCTGAAACGGGTCGACGAATCACTGGCGGCGATGTTTGGCGACCTGAATAAGCAGGCCAGCGATCTGCTTGGTACAGCCGGTAAGCTGACCGATAAGCTACAGGGGATGTTCGGAGGGCTGACCGCATGATGACGGGCATGACCATTGATGCCGGGGCGAGCCTTGCACCGGCATTTATGCTGACGCTGAACAGCCAGGACATTACCAGCAATTTTAGTGACCGGCTGATTTCTCTCACCATGACAGATAACCGGGGTTTTGAAGCTGACCAGCTCGACATTGAGCTCGACGATACTGACGGAAAAGTCGAGTTACCACTGCGCGGGGCAGTGCTGACGCTGTGGCTTGGCTGGCAGGGTTCGGCACTTCTGAATAAGGGCGATTTCACGGTTGATGAGATTGAGCACCGGGGCGCGCCTGATACGCTGACCATTCGTGCGCGTAGTGCAGATTTTCGCGGAACGCTCAATTCACGGCGTGAGGAATCATGGCACGACACCACAATCGGTGAGCTGGTCAGCGCCATCGCAAAACGCAATAAACTGACAGCCAGCGTCGCGGATTCGCTGAAAAAAATCCCGGTACCGCACATCGACCAGTCGCAGGAGTCCGACGCAGTATTTCTGACCAGACTGGCTGAGCGGAACGGGGCGACAGTATCAGTGAAAGCGGGGAAACTGCTGTTTCTGAAAGCCGGTAGTGCAGTGACGGCCAGCGGCAAACCAGTCCCACAAATGACACTGACCCGCAGTGATGGTGACCGCCATCAGTTTGCTATTGCCGACCGTGGGGCTTATACCGGCGTAACGGCAAAATGGCTGCACACCAAAGACCCGAAGCCGCAAAAGCAGAAGGTCACGCTGAAACGTAAACCAAAAGAGAAGCACCTGCGCGCACTGGAACACCCTAAAGCAAAGCCGATCAGCAAAAAGACAAAGGCCCAAAAAGAGCAGGAAGCGCGCGAGGGTGAGTATATGGCTGGTGAGGCCGATAACGTGCTGGCTCTGACGACGGTCTACGCTTCTAAGGCGCAGGCGATGCGCGCCGCTCAGGCAAAGTGGGATAAGTTGCAGCGAGGCGTTGCGGAGTTTTCAATTACGCTGGCACTCGGTCGGGCTGATTTATTTCCTGAGACACCAGTATGTGTATCGGGCTTTAAGCGTGTCATAGACGAGCAGTCATGGCTAATCAGCAAAGTAACACACAATCTGAATAATAGTGGCTTCACGACGGGGTTAGAGCTTGAGGTTAAGCTCTCCGATGTTGGCTATGAGTCACTGTTAGAAAACTGACGAAGTGTTACTAATGCTTTAAGGCTGCATTAACCTCCATAGTTCGACATGTCCTTTGACTCTAGAACACATTAGCCATCCCCGCTATTGCGGGGATTTTTTATAGTAAAAAGTCATCGATCACATTCAAGAATTGATATCTATCAGATAATTAGTAGATTATTTTAAACATCGTTAAATGCAATGGTCTCGCAATGGAAAAAGTAATAATTAAACTTGATAGGCGCTGGGAGTTAGCAGAGTTTGCGGTATTTACGAAAGAGTATCTGCAATTATATGGTTTCTTTTACGCCTTACAATCCCGTTCAAAAGAGGTTACAAGTCCAACTGAAAAGGATGGTGAGGTATGGGGATATTCTACGATGCCCTGGGAAGGCGGTCACAGTGTTGTGAATTTTTTCAGAGGGGTTTACACCTCGACGCCACCGGAATATCGCCCTGTAGTGAAGAAAATTCAGTATGCCTCTCCCGGCTTTATAGAGCTTTCCGCACTCACTGACATTGCCTGGCAGATTGCAGAACTTGTTGCTGCCGTCGCTGCAAGCATCCTTACAGCCAATAAAGTTTACGATCGAGTAATGCGTACATACAGGCAAAGAGAGTGGGCAAAACTAAAATCTGACAAGCTACGCCTGCAGAACCAAGAACGTGAAATTCAACTCGTAGCCAACTCTGTGAAAGCGCTTGAAAAGGTTATGGGGCTGAGTGAAGAACAACATAAATATCTTGTCCGGCTTTCAGGCGCAGACGAACTGGTACAACTAAAGATGCTACTAGCTGTATTCAGAAGAGCGACCCCTCTTGCCGAGCTTCAAGAAAGTGGAAAGGCTGACTTTAAGGGTGAGAACGATAAAGATGGTAAAGCACCACAACATAAAAACTAA